TCTTGCCACGTCACCGAGCCAGGATAAAAGAAAGTATGATTGAGATATTTGTGTTCCGCCGCGCTTATTTGAAAGGAGGGCTTAGAGCTTGTCTTCGCATACCATAGCAATGCTCCTCCGGTAGCAGACGTTCCAATACCTTGAAACTCTACTTTAAATCTAAATTTTCTCTTTGGATCTTTGAGGTCGGCACTCTCACCGAAATTTTCTGACCAGAATGGCATAATATGGATACTCCTGTGTGTTCTAGTTTTAATTAGTGCGTAGGGGGAAAATCCCCCTCACATCTTTTAGTCATCGAAAGAAGCGCCAGTGTTCATGATCACAAAGTCGATGGCAATGTATTCAATGGCGCGTGCCGGCTTAATCATAATCTTCGCATACAAAATGTTCTGATCAATTAAGTCTGGCGTTGTTGTAGTTTCGTCCAATATTAACCTATAGTCGGTAATACCAAACTGACTTTTCACATTCGAAAGAAGGGGCTCAACCAAGCTTGTAAACCTGTTCCAAGTAGCTTGAACGTTCTGTTCGAAGAGAACCTTTGTAGAAAGAACTGAAATCTGCTTCTTCAAGTAGATAACAAGCCTTCTTACGTTAATCCTGTCAAGAGCCGACTGGGCTTCTTGCAAAGTCTTCTGACCGAAGACCACAATACCGCTGGAGGGGAATGAAGCAATAGGATTAATATTTGCATCGTATAGAGTGTCGCGATTCTTTGAGGTCAACCTCTCAGAAACATGCGTAATGGGGATTCCTGCTGCTCCGTCAGTTAAGCCGCCGCGATTGAACCCGGCTGGCGCAAACCAAACTGCAGTTTTGCGTTGTGAACTTGCAAGAACTCCCATCATTGCTACACTGGGCGGAATCCACAGGAGACGTCCTGTGTTTTCATCCCGAGTCTGTACCCATGGATAGAAAGTGGCACCGTAACTGGAGTCAATCCGCCTATCGCGCAGCGCTGTAGCTGCTGCTGAAGGCGTTGTTCCAATTCGATTGGTTTTATCACCCTGGTCATATTGCTCGGCCGAAGGAATATATACCGACGACAAATCAATAAGCGCTAAGGAGTCGGCGCGCTCTTCACAGATGTTAACTGCATGCTGAGTGAGAGAGTCAACCGTGAGTCCTGGAGGCACCAACATATTCATGTTGACCGCTTCAGGATCGGATACTGTATCCATGGCGCGCTTCCAGGTATAGTAAGCTGAACTATTTTGTTCCGTAGCTGTACCGGTCCCTGAGCCACCAGCGCCTGGAATTCCCTTGTTGTACATGGGATCTGGCACCTTCTCGTTAAATCCGTCAAAGCCGCCGAAGAAAGGCATCGTAAAGCTATCATAACCTGCCGCTAGCAGCGTGCCGTAAGCGACACTATTTTCAAGGAGGCGTGAGCCAGATACATAGAAGTAGTTGCCACTGGACACACAAACATCGTCTAATGAGAAGACATAAGCGTGATCCAAGATTCCTGTAGCGCCACCATCACCGCCGCCGCCTGTGAAAGAGGCTCGAAGGATATTGTGATAATCTCCTACGCTGGGATCAAAAGTGGTGCTATCTGCGGCGCGCGTTGTAGACATCCCAAAGCATGCTCTTGTGGGGTCGGAAATGCCGCCATCAGAAGCTGATAGTCTCAACCTTACCGAAGGAAAAGTCATTGAAGACGTCAGCGCTGCTGTCCCCCCAGTAGCTCCTGAGAGGTATGGTTTGGCGTTGACGCTTGGAAATGCTCCGAAAGTTGAGCCAGTATAAAAATACCAGGCGCCCTGTGTCAAAGGCTGTGACGATCCTTGATTCGTAAGGTTCTCTGATCCAACAAACTTGGGCGGACCAAAATAGCCATAAGGAAGTAACAGAGGATCTGTCGCGCCAGCTTCGCAGTCGGCATCCATTTTTACATAAACAAACTTAGACTGGTTCGGGTAATCTCCATACTCCTTAAGTCGTCGTGCTGTCGTGTCCCATACCACATACCGATCACCAATCTTGCGGGCAACAAAGTTAACCGACGTTGGGTCTAAAGTGCACAAATCAAATCTTTCCATTACTTCTTGAGCGTTATCGCTATCGGAAAGTCTACGAATTACGACAGAGAATGTTCCATAATCGCTAGTGGAAAGGGCAGACTTACGAATGTCTTCAATTGTTACTTTACAATTCTTGTGAAGCCATCCGCCATGCCCGCGGCCGACTAGTTGAAAAAGTTTAGGCATATCTTCAATAGCAAAGGATCCGGCAGTTCCCAAATCCTGAGCAATAACCCAGCCTGTTTTTCCTTCTTGAGAGGCTTGGCGTTTGTTGTTGGGACCCGTAGCTACTGTAGTGCTTAAAGCGAGAGGTACAATAGCTGCTCCCACAGCGGCTCCAATGAGGCTGTTATCGCGCAAAGTTTGTTCATATGATTCGCCTAACCAATAAGTCTTGAAAGAGGCAGAAGGATAAAAAGTGCCAGCATCACTCGTCAATTGAGGATTCGTGTTAAGGCGCTTGCGAATAAACGAATCAGACGAATCATCAAAATTAAAATCAATTACTATACGCGGAGAAGCATTCTCAGAACTACTAATAATAGCCGTAATAGTGCCGTCACTTGTGGAGGCAACGGCTTTCGCCACTCCCGCATAAGAGGCAGAGGGGGCGTCCCCTGCGGTCGCGCCGGCGTCGGATCCAATGCCACCACCGCTTAATTCTATGGTAGAACCAGAGTTGACATATACTATTGCTCCCAATGAGCCGGTACCTAAGTAATTAGATTCCCATCCTTGGTCACCGGAAGCACTAGCAAACAACCAAATGCCGTAGGCACCACCGTTTTCGTGGAGCGTTGAAGCAGGATCATTAAGGGTCTCCCATCCGGCGAGACCGTCGCCCGTAGCTGCCGATTCTTGCTGTCCCAAAAGTCGCACATAAGTAAGAGGAGCAACATTAGCATTTAAGAACGCTTTAGCTGCGTATGTGCCGTACATGGGAGATTGAAGGTTTCCATATCGGGAGATGTCTCCACCACCATTGCCAGGAACTGTGTCTCCGAACATTTCTACAAATTCAGAGTATGATGCAACCTTTACAGGAGTCATACCTAAGCCCCGTGTGGAGCGCCCGACTACAACGGGTCCTATCTCTTCCGCTGATCTCGGGATGAACGAGTTGTCTATTTCATTAATAAACACCCCAGGAGATACAAATTTAAAATTCTTAACTGACATTAGTGGTTCCTCTCTTTAAAAAATAGATTTAATTGGTATCACAATTATACTTTAAATAGTATTTTGGATTTCAAAAAGCTTTGACAGCTTCAATAAATTCCAACTTTCACTTCAGGAACTGATAATGTAGAAACCATCGGGGCCTTTTGCCGCGAGCCCTTCTTGAGGGAATGTAACTTCCACGATGTTTTCTTCCACTCTCACAATTGGACGATCATCGTTTTCGCCTTCTCCAATTAAATATCCCAACACCCGAATCGATACGTCGGACGAAAAAAGACGCAAATCTTCACCCATATTAGACACATTGTTGTTGTGAGCAAACCCTTGATCGATAAAAGCTTCGTAAAGGTGACCGTTTCGCTTCATTGTGAAAGAATTAATTTGACCGGTCCTGGTCATAAAAGGCTGCAGCAAACTGTTCATCTGAGATTGGTATTCACTTTTAATTGTAATCTTATATTCTACATTTACATAAATGGGAATCGGTACAGATAACGACCGGATTACAATTTTTTTATTTACTCTCGGATAATAGCGCTGCGCGGATCCGGAGCCGTAATTGGCGTTGCGGATGTTGGCAGCAACCGCAAAGTTGCGTGTCTTGTCTTCCACTATCTTACGAGCTACCACCATTCTACCGGTGCGTCCGTTCTTATCTTCCGAATATACCTGTGCTTGAAAGGCGCCTTTGCGTGCAGGATCTTTAGTTATGGTTGTCCTTTCCACACTAATCAAAGGTAACTTCAGGGCGCCGGCATCATCTCTCAACGCTTTATCATGTTTTATTTGATAAGCTCGTTCAGGCGCTTGCCATAGAACTGGTACCTGCGTTGTTCCTTCATTGGTGTTTGCACTTAAACGTAATTCATCTTTAACCCAGGAAACAATGGCATAATCTATAGTTTCAATAGTAGAAGAGAGCATCCCTATCTCACTTAATGTAAGTTGAGAGCCTGCCGGAATCATCGCAAAGTCAAAATCATCAGGTAGCATCGAATAATCCCTTTCTGGCGCGGCGGCATCGTGCAGCAATTTCGAAACTGTGGTCAACTTGACCAAACAGCTTTGAAAGCTCTGAGAGTTTTACTATCTCATAGTAATAAGTTCCATATAAAACAAAATCGCCTTCTCGCACATATAAGTTTTGATCTTCAGTAAGGCGACGTTTGTGAAAATGTATATTAATCTCCCACGTTTTGTCAATACCCGCATTTTCCATATAATCTGTGGAGTAGTCTGTGAACTCTACTAGAGCATACACACGCACCGGTGGCAAATATGTTTTTTCAATAGCTTCTCCATATAATTCATGAAAATTCGTTCTTTCCAGATCAATGGGATAATAAAGAATCTGTTGACCAATGACTTTTTCAATTAATTCGTCATTAACTTGCTTAACGAGATCTCGCTCTTTCTTGCCAAAAAAGAGTGGAGGAGGAGGGGCCGCAGGTCTTTTCCATTCGTTGCTCATTGTTTAGTTACCCCACAAATATTGGGAGCGGCGAATTCTTAAGGGCCGCCACTGCCGCATCCGTCATTTCAGCATCCGTCTTAGCCAACTCCTTATAATTTACTCTATCTAGAATTTCTCTCAATTTATCTTTTAAAGCAAGTTGTTCCTCTTTAGCTTGCGAGAGCAATTCAGCATGATTTAAAGTAACACTTTCGCCCGGTATCGGCATTGTAGCAAACTTGCCACGAATTTGTCCTAACATCTCTTTGCACAGAGCTAAAGCATATTTACGGATCCATTGTTTGCCCATAGAGTTGATGTTTACATAAGGCAAATTATCAAAAGGAATAGTATTAATGTTGTTGATGCCCTCTCTTCCGTCATCAAAATTCGCATTTTTATCCCACGCATTTTTCATATCGACATAAAAATTAACCCAAATGCGAGAAGTATCATCAAAGCCCCAATAACTCGGAGTAGGAAAAAGTCTCAACTTGTTGTCTTTAATTTCATATGAATAGTGAGATGTTCTTGTATAAATTGAATCTTCATACATAATTGCTTGTAATTTATTCTGCCATGTAGGAATAATCTCGAACGAAGAATCGTCAGCAAACTGTCCATATGTAGAATAATTTCCGACGACTCCTACGCCCCCATAGTAGCCATAAAAGCGCCACATTGCGCGTGGGGAGCGGAAGAAAACTTTAGTAACAATTACACGCTTATCTCCTACGGCACCTGAATAAGGTACAGCCTTACCGGCTTGATCAACACCCGAATTAGAAGCGCTCACAATAATACTTTGTAAGTCGTAATCTTGTACTTCGGAGACGGGCTTAAAAGAGGCCGAATAAATGGGATTGGTCCCTCCAAATCCAGCCGCTGTTGCGGTTGCATCTCCAATGTTGCGCGCTTGAGCCATTTGAAAGCGAGGATAACGTAAATTAACACCCTCAGGACCACTCAGCCTCTCGCCCTTGTGGTCAAAAGTTCCTGTAGCGTTGCCCATAACATCAGAAAGAATGTTTTCACTTTGATGTAAATTAACAATATAGGAATATTCTAAAACAGCTTCTTCATATGCTGCATAAACATTTGCCGGTGTGAGTTCAATGTCCACCACATCGCCGCCAAGTTTCTTATATACATAATTTACCTGCAGCGCAGCACCGCTCAAAAAATCAGCGGATCCAGTATAAACACCATAAGGGACTGCGGCTGCCACCAAGGCAGTCGACCCTGTGGATGTCAAAACAATTGTGCTAGTTTGTGATTTAGGGCTAAGCGGTGTAGGCATTCAGATGGTTTCCTTCGCAGTAATTAGTAGTCCACGAGACAAAACCCCGACGAGAATTTGCCTTATTCTATATCTATAAAGGAAAATATTTTAAGCGCTGGTGTTTTTACGAGTTCTCTTAGTGCTTTTGGTTTTGCGTTTGCGAGGGCGCTTTGCCTTGGCAACAATCTCGGGCGCCACAATAGTCTCTTCCTCTTGAGGGATAATTGGGGCTTCGGCCGCAATCACTTCTACGGGAGCCGCAGCTACTTCCACAGGAGGAGGGGTCAGCGACAAAGTGGGGGTTTCCACGGCTTGTTCGGCCTCTCTGTGTCGGCGGCTTTTAAGCATTAGTCTTCTTCTTGGGTTCATCTTAATTCTCCTTTATAACGATTCCATCAATAAATAGTATCTAAATTAAATAAAAGAATGCCCCCGCCAAAAGACGGGGGCAAGCTTTATAGTTTAAGCACTTAAGGCTTAGCTACCTGCCTGTCCTAAGAGACCCTGCACAATAACTAGACCGTACATATCGGGACGCACCATCTTCTTGGCGTACCGAGTCATCACGCCCTTGCGGGGCACGAAGTCTTCGGGTCCAAAGATAGTGGGAGTAGTCTGTAGTGGCACATAAGGTGCGTATACATATCCACTCTCAAGGAAGCTGGAACCTCGACGGCCAACCAAGATAACGTTACGAAGGAAGTAGGGGTCTACAATCACATCGAACTTCTTGGAAAGGCTACCGACCTTAACAGCGCCAACCGTACCGGTTTCATCGTCAGCAGTGATGCTAGCGCGGAATCCAGCGGTGAACTCAAGGATGTTGGCAACTTCAGGTCCGCAGACGATAAAGTTGGCTCCACCACGGAGAGTTTTACGGTGAATCTGTGCAGATACATCGTTGATGGTTTCAACAAGAGTCTCATACCACTCACTAACGGTACCGGTGAAGTCAGGAGCCGCAGAGCTAGCACCAATTTCAGCACCAGTTACGCGGTTCACAAACAGACCAGGAGAACGTGACCAGTAATAAGTACTCGCCTTCGCTCCGACAATAAGATCCTCAAGAATCTCACGGTCAATCTCAAGAGCAATCTGCTCAGAGAGAATGCTGGTTAGCTCGACTTCAGCGTCAAGGTTGTGATAGGCATTAAGATCCTGTCCCAACTCTGGCGTCCACTTAGCCTTGAGCTTCTTGGTAACTGCGGTAACAGCCACGGAGTCGACCTTAATGTCAATCTCAGGGATGTTCTCGTTGTTTTCCAAGCCCCAGACAGTAGTACCAACAATTGAGCCAAGAGCAGCGCTACCACTAAAGTTATCCGTTTGGGGATAACTAGCTGTGTGAATAGCAGTTGATGCCGTTAACATGCTGTGAAGCTGTGTTGCCGTAGTCGTTCCACCGTAAGACACGAAAGTCAGATAAACAACACTAGTGGAAGAACCACTGTAGCGCGTTAGACGGCGTGCCTGTACTGGAAGAGCGCTTGCGGCAGGGTTACCACCAGCAGAGCTTGACTGGTTGAGGCGAGCGTATGAACCACTTGCATCAACGTAGGTGACTGCCACCAGATCCTCTTTGTTGAACTGCGTAAAGCCACTAATATCCATTGTTGCAACGGCTACCGTAGCGGTACCAGCGTTAGCTTCTAAGTCCGTATCATATCGACACAGCTTAGCAACATCACCAGCACTCGAGCTATAAACACTCGAAGTTACATAGGTCAACGTTAGACTGGTGGTAGAACCAGTTGGAGACGAGTATGCGTTGTTGAGGTTATAAGGACCTTCTGACGCATTCGCATCGCTGATAACCACACCGCCGGTGATCTGACTTGCAATTCGACCACCGCCATAGACGGACTCTTCATCACCTGTTGGATCACCATAACCTAGACGAGGCAGTCCCGCACCATTGGTGGAGACGGTAAAGTCCAGGAAGAAGATAAGTCCACTTGGTAGACTCATCGGCTGAACGCTAACGAGATCGTTGGCGATCAAACCTGCAAACACTCGGCGTACAATGGGGAACGCGACGGCTGCAAAGCCTTCGACATCTCCACCGGACATAGTGCTTGACTCACGGAGAAGTTCCTTAGCTTGGTTCTCGAGCAGTCGCGCCATACTTTGACGATGGCGATCTTGATCAAGTCCCTCTAATAGACCAGTCTTCTCCCACTTACTTAACAATGCGTTCCCTTCGGCACGCATATCACGATTGACAACACCTTCGGTCAATCTTTCTACTATACTAGCCATTTTAAAATACCTCCTATAAATGTATTTGTATTATTTAATACCTGCTAGCCGACGCATCCGCTCTGCGAATGGGTCAGTGGGTTGTGCGGACTCTTTACGAGTTGCACGAATTACAGAAGAAGGACGTGTAATAGCTTCGCTCAGCGATTGTGGGCTTCGCGTTGGCTTAGCTCCCGCTGCGCTTTCTAGCGTCTTATATATTGTCTTTGCTTCTGCTACAGAATCGGCTCTTGAAATAGCTTCGACAATCTTTTCTTTTTGTCGCTCATTTAAGGAGGTATTTCGTAATACACGATTTGTATAAAGCAAGCGAGCATTAGAGAGATTGGTGTCTTGCACCGCTTCTTTAAGCTCTGTTGTTGCCTGCTCATATTGGGAAAGTCGCTTTTTGAGTTGCTTATTTTCGAAAGTCAACTCTTCTTTAGCTTTCTTTAAAGTTTCTAATTCTGCATTAGCATCGGTGCCGCGTCGTCTTGCAAAGTCGCGCTCTACACCCTGCTTTTTCTGAAAGTCTGGTCTGCCGGCCCAACCGGATAGCTCATAGCCCATATCAACGGTTAGTTTCTCAGCAATAGAATCAATAAGTTCGTCGGAAATTTCGACATCATCAGTCTCTGTCTCTGCGATGGTGGATCCTTTCTTGCCTGAAGCATCTGCGTCATCGGCAGACTCTTCAGCAGCGCTGGCTGCGCCGGCGGATGCATCTGTGTCGCCATACTCAGTAGTTTCGTCGTCGTCATCTTCCGATAACATATCTTTAAGATCCGACTCATCAAAGGATAGCTCTTCATCAATCTCCGCTTGCAGAGACGCAACGGATTCGCGGAGGGCGCCCAAATCGAGCGTGACTTCCACATCTTTACCTTCGGGAGGAAGGTTGGTCAAATTGTCACCATTCATTTTCGAGGCACTATCTGTGGCTGCATAAGGAACATCCTCAGTGTCTTCATCTAGTGATTCGTCACTTTCTCCACCTTCGGCTTCAGCAGGCGGTGCGAAGTCACCACCGAGGTCAGCACCCATATCGCCACCGAGGTCGCCACCCATATCGCCACCTAGATCCAAGTCGGCGCCAAGTTCATCTTGTTCAAGAAGCTTAGTTAAAGCCGTGCGCACCTCATCAGAATACTTATCAATTATTGACGATTCAGCATTTTTGAGGGCGGCTTCGCGCAGGGCGGCGGCATCCACAATAGCTTCTTTTAATAGACTAGACATATAGTTCTCCCTAAAAATAATAGTTTTTCAAAATAAATAGTATTATAGGTTGTGAAAAGACTGAATTATGAACTCACTTTTGTAATTATCCACCAATTTGCACCATCAGACTGAAGGGTGCAACTAGAATAATTAAATTTGAAGACCATGCTATCTTTAAAAAAATCAATTAGTCCTTCTTCTACACGAACAGTAAGGAGATGTGAGTTCAATTTATATTTATTTGTATTTATTTTCTTTATGCGCAACATTCTACCTTTACACTCGCTAGCAGCAGGCAACACAATAGTAACTGCATTTTGGGTGGTATCCGCTAATAGTGTATAATCGTTCTCCTGCACCTCATATTCCGGTGCCGTTATGGTACTAATTTTCTTAAAGACGGCACCGCGATGCTTAAGAGAGCCTTCGATCATAGCGCCCCTTCTGGCGCGCAGCGAATCTGTCACCAATTCTCCATCCAAATTTAAAATATTGGTATTGGTATTAAAGGTTAACCCATTAGATGCTTTTAGTCCGCTTTTTCCACGTACCTGAACACTGTTAAGGGGTCCTTCTGGGTGAAGAGTTTTAGAATTAATATAAGAAGAATGAAAATTAGCAACAGTTGTTCTTCTTAATTCTCCTCTCGATGCATCATGTACCAACAAAATATCATCATCGCTAAGATTCTGTCCCTGCGTGGTGATATCAGCACAATTTTTAGGCTCTATACATAGTTCATCATCTTTAAAATCCAAACCTCCGTTGACATCCAGGGCTATCGAAACGCCATGCTCATCAACTTGAATTCCTTTGGTTCCCTTTACTTGTAATCGATTGCGCACATTGTGAAGACTGGAGCCTAAATTTAAATGCTGAGCGGAGATAATCCCATTAAATCTATCTGCTGGTACGTCTTGCAAGCCTTCGCCGGAACCGTAGAATTTGTCTGCTCTAATGGTTTTAGTTTTGAGAGTGGTTCCATCAAAGGTGAGATTATATTCAGCTTTGGCGTTCACTCCCCCTTGAAAGGTAATAAGCGAATTTTTGGCGCCCCCTTCTAAACGTTGAAAAGGTACTTCTTTTAACGTTGCACACACGCTCTTAGCATCTGTGTCATAAAAAGCGCTAGCGCTAATCGTACTTTTAAATATTTTAATTCCATCAATCTCTTGATCAGCATGTTGGTCTACTGATCCATCAACTCTACCTTTTAAAACATTATATGCCATAAGGGGGCCTCGCTCTTATATAATTAGCTCTTTTTTATTTATGTGTAACTATTAAACTTCCAAAATTAATACAGCTTTCAAAATGCCACTCTAAATCATATTCATTAATAACTGTACGGACAATTTCTTGCATTCGCTCAGAATGACCAGTGATAATTTTACAAGGGACTTTACTTCTATAAATGAATCGATGTACTTTATATTCTGCATCTTCATGAAGAGTGCCGTGTAAGTCTAAAGTATCCATCTTAATAATTAGTCAAAAAAAAGGATGCCCCCCGAAGAGGGCATCCAAAGATAGGAATTGAATCCGAAAAACGTAGGTTTAGTAGATCTTCCACTTGTTAGTGTCAACGTAACAGACCGAAAGAGCACCACCATTCGATTCAAGTTCGACAGTAGTCGCGCCATCAATCAATTGAGTTCCATTCCGAGAAACCGTTAACGTATACCCAGCAAGACTAGGCGCTTTAACAATACAGACATCTCCAACAGTAGGCGAAGCAGGAAGCGTTGCCGTGCGGTTTTGCCCAAGAGTGGTTGTACCGAAGTTAATGCCCACACTCATCACCTTGTCTTCGTCTCCGAAGCTAGAAACAGAAATGCGGTCACCACCACTTTCATCAACACTGAGAACACCGTTGGTGTTGGTGATACCATCACCCGCACAAGTGTCCCAAATGGTGTCCCACGACTGACGCTTAAACGTACTGTCTGTGGCATCGAAGAAGTAAATGCCATCGTTGGCGTTGTCGAAGCCCACATTA